TCCTTGTTAATGTGCTCGTACCAACTCGCTTTAAATTGGATAATATTACTATCAGCACCAGAAATGAACGACCTGAGATAAGTAGTGTTCTGTTTTAAAAGGAGCTCGTCTTCCCTTCCCCCACCACCACCAATGTTTTCCTTAAAGCCTGCCGATCCCCATTTGTCGTTCTCTATTCTGGTTGTATAACTTGTTGCCGCTGTCACGCCGGATGTAAAAACCATACCGCTTGCCGTTGCTGAGTTCCTATTATTATTAAGCGGCAAAACACTTGATCCGCCTGTCATTCCACCTGTTGCATCTTCGTCAAGGTATGTCGTGCAAATGCCTGTGCTTTTAATGTTAAAAAGAAAATGACTCCATCGGGTGGTATCAGGTGTTACGAGTTTTATATAAAAAGTATCTAAGTCATCAAGCTCAATAAATCCTTGCAAATAAAAATGACTGCCTGAATGTATCTCGTGATGTGGGTAACTGATCGTTTGTAATGATCTTGTGATCGTGTCAATTCTGACCGGGCGCCAATCAGTTCCATTATAACCAAACATCCTTAAAAACTTAGGTATTAAACCACTCATGATTTATTAATTCCATAAACTGTAATCGTCAATGCGTTAGCCACGCTTGATCTGTATGCAAGATTCCCATCCCCATTATCCATGAATATTTTATCTATTTCTAATATTTGCCCTGGTTCAATATCAATATCCCACACAATAGCTGTCGTCTCGTCATAAGTTGTTCCGTCATTATCATGAAAAACTCTCCCCTCAACCGTTGAAGACGTTGTATTGGTAATTTTTATGAATGCCTGGACGGTTTCACCAGCGCCAGGGGAGTACACGCTCACTGCATTTGTACTATTCTCTCTTACCTGTGCTAATTGTTTATATTCTATCGTCATGCAACCGCCTGTATAAAAAATTCGAGTTCATCATCATTAAAAATACTACTTACAAGTTTTTTGTTTACATCGGTCATTGTGTACCTTGACGCTGTTAAGTTTTTAATTGTTAAATCCAGAGCATTAAGAAGCTTATTACCATTGTCCCAAAAAAGGTTTGTGTTGTCTTCAATTAATAAATTATTATCAGCAAAAGGGATTGAACCATCTGTAAAGTCTGTGTCAATCTCTTCTATTTTCTGATCAATTTCAATATCTATTAACTCAGCAAGCGTGATGATATTGTCAAGGATATTGAGATAATCCTCAACCATTGCCTCCTCCCATTCTGGATTCATGCTATGAAGATCACTAGCGCTTAAAACTAAACCTCTTAATCGTTGTATTGTCGGCGGATCAGGCATTATGAATAAGTTATCTCCATTAATGAAAAAGACATTCTTGATTTAGTTGCCCCTCGAAATTTTAGACCAACCCAGTCATTTACTATCCCAAGCCTTCTTAAAATAAACCGTTGATTGTAATCGTTAGGCTCTCCATATAATTGATAATACTCACTGCCGTATGTCACACCATTATATGTTAATGAAGTTGAAACCTTAGCATTAATATCTGTTGTATGTCCCGGTATTGTTTCAATGTCTATTTCATCAATTGATAAAGAGTCAAGTTTTAACAACGGAGTGTATAAAATCCATTCTTGTATATCATCATATTGAGTAAAAACAGTATTGCTTAAAATGCCAATGTTTGTATCTCTTTTGTCACCATAAATCCATTTTGATATCCTTGCGTCAAAGACACCGTTTATTGCTCTATATTCTGCAGCCCCGGATACATCAGTTTTTAAAATAGACCATGCCACATCTTTCCCGAACTGATCTGCAACCGTCTCATTATAAAGCAAGGTCTCACCAGGTAAATGGACAATAATAAAAGACACGTCTTTTTCAGATCTTGCCTCCATTCTCATGTCAGAAAGTTCAGGTTCAGTGTATTGTCCAATTAGTTTATCAATTTCTCTGGTAGATATCTTTATTGATGTTCCTACCCCTATTTGGTGTACCCCTACTGATTCGTGTTTCCTTCCACCTGTTATATAAAACCCTTTTGATCCTTCGCATTTGGCATGAGTAGCGACAATACCAATCTTTTGCGCCCTTGTCACCACTCTGGAAAAAGCAAAATTGTCTTGTGCAATATTTATAAAATATTCAAGAGTATACCGCCCAAAGACCAAAACCTTATTATCCTGTGTTTTCGCAAGTCCCAAAGAAGCATCAGGCATAAACTCGGCTGTAGCAAATTTTAACGGGTCAATAGACTCCTCATCGTCAATATCGGTATGGAAAAGGTATTCCCCGTCTGTCATGAAATAATAACCATCAACCCAAACACCATCAATAGGTGATCCTAAATCCGTATCTGTAACTTCCCTAAACCCTGTGGTTAAATCATAAAGAAAAAACCTACCGTCCGCTATTATACCTTGAGTATTGAATGAATAAAAACCTTCCATTCTTGCTTGAGAAGTTCCCGGTATACCACCAAGATCTGTAACTGCACCATTGCTTGATACTTTTATAAGCTTTTGACCAGATACCCTATAATGGTCTTTAAATCTATCGTTATAAACACCGCCTCGGTCAATTCCTGACCCATTACCAAAATCTATTAAGCCTGGGTAACAAATCATATATCCCTGAGCTTTTAGTATCTGTTTTTTAACAGCGTACATATTTTGGGGCAATGCGTCCCAGTAATCAGTCTCAATACCTATTTTGTCGCCTTTTATAAGGGTTACAGGTTCTTTCATGTTGTCGGCACGTCATTTAAATTAATAAGTTCAAAGTCTATCAGCCTGGTTTCAATCCTCCCGGTTGTCGAGGTTGCTACAATCTTAATCTGTAAAAACCCGTCTGATTTTGTCGCATTGTTACCAACTGCTTTTGCCTGGTAATTAATATTCTTGTTTGTTGAATCAATGGTGCTTGATACAATCGTTAAACCTGTGTCTGACTCAATTGTAAAACTTGTCAAGTCTTCAGGGTCAATCAACCATGAACCAAACCTTTCAACAAAGTTATTTATATTGCCAATAACCATCTGGATAGACTCACAAGTATTCGGAACCCTTGCAGTTTCTTTGTAAAACCTTCTATGCCTGCGTAAAGAGTTGCCTGAACCCACTGCCTGCCTGCCTGGATATTGCATCTGCCGTGGAGTAGCAGTTGATGAATAAAGGAAAGAAGATTGCGCCCCGGCGTTTTTAAATAAAATAGGATCAGGTGTTTGACCTTTCCCAAAATCAGGCACCAACCGAGTTGCAAGGATACAAGCTATTGCAAACCTTTGAGACCTTTTTATGCCAGAAGGTGTGTTTAAATCTGGTGAATCTTCTGTATTCCAACTAAGACATATATCACGATCATTCATTTCTGCCATAAGATTTTCAAGCCGATCAATAGCCAGTTTGTTATCTTCACTGCCAGGATTAACAGTTATACCTGATATTCTTAATTGAGAAAAGCCGTCATTGACTATATCGCCTTTTAAGTTTGTCATTCTTTAATCTCTTCTTTAAGCCGGTCAATTTTCTTATTATGCCAACTTCTAATGCCTTTCTTTTTTGCGATTGCCCGGATATCAGCATCTTTCTTTTTATAACATTCAGCCGGAGAAAAACACCAACCAAGATCAAGATTTGTTTTGAACAAGTATTCATCAAATACTTTCATCTCACACTTGATCCCGTCAATCTCATGAGTATTACCAGCTTTGTATAAAACCACACTCATTTTAAACTCCTTATTAAAGCAGGTGGCGATTAAGCCACCTGCTCAAAAATTAATATGTTACTGCAACTCCGCAGTTACTGGGATTTGATATTGTTATTCCATACCAGACAAAAAGCCTAAACCTAAAGTTCATGGTTGCGATGTCACCATCATAGACCATGTAAAGCTGCAAACCGTTTGCCAAAGTATCTGTGATCACTTTCATCCCGTCATACTCTTTGAAAAGCTCTGCAGGAATCGCCCCACCTATAACCTCAACCGCCGATTTATCAAAGAAAATATTGGCTTTATTCGTAGCATCAATATTCAATCTGGTTAGTGTAGCAGCATTAGCAATCTGTACGTTAATATTAGCATATGCTTTTTCCAGGGTGCTTGTTGCCGCATCAACTAAAGATATCGGTTTTGGGTATACTTTAATATGCGTTCCGTCTGTAATTTCAATAACGGTAAACGTCATAGCCTGACCTGTTGCCTGCTTATCAGCAAGGCCGATACTCTGAACGGCTGTCCCTGAGTTCTCAAGGGTGAATTTGTCGCCAACACTTACAAGGCTTGAGTCGTTAACAACTAATGTAGCTTCACGGTAATCCACGTTTGTAACTACTTTAGTAGTTGCATTAACTGAACCGCCTGAAGGGACAAAAGATTGAGCCCCGGTAATTGTCACTGCAGGGTCTGCGCCACCAGAGATATTAGGCAAGAAGGAACCTGTCATAACATTGTCAAACCCTGCTATATTCTGACCAAGCTGACCTTTTTTCCATACTGATTCAGGCATCCCATTTAAAGTCTGTCTTGCCGCCAAGTCAGATGCAAACGTAAGAGTATCTCTGTCATTAAGAACAAAACATCTTTCCGATTCTACTAACTGCCTTTCGTTCATAATGGCTTGTGCCTCTGCAATAAAATCATACCCGGATGAAGAATTTGAACGATAAAACAAACTACCCTGTGTTGCAATAGCGGATGCAATATCCTTGTTAAGCTCAGTCGCCTGCCGTTTCCCTGACTGTTCTGCGGCTCTTTCCCAGAAAACCTGAGACCGCATATCGTCAGCCCTTTGTTCAACGAAATCATTGTTAGGTGTTCCCAATACTGCCGGGTAGGTCTCCTCGATAATACCCGTTTCTTCTCCAGTTAAATCCCATCCGGATATAATAGGTCTATGCTGTTGAACCGGATACCAAATAACATTGCTTGAGTTCTGCATGTCCCCGGCATCTGGTGAGTGGAAATCAGTCAAGACAAGCATACTATCCTGGTGATCATAAGTTTCCTTCCATTTTTCAAACATTACTTCTGCGATCTTCCCTGTTGATAAACTCATTTTATTCTCCTACTACTATGAAGCATCTACCC